AAATAAGAAAGTAAGGTTACAAAATGTTCCAAATCAAAGTTACTCAGTTTGACAAGTCAGTCAAAGTACTATCGTTCAGCGAGTTCTCTCGCAAGTCAGTCTTGGCTAAATATGGTCAGTTGATATCTGAAGGTGAGATTCTAGACTACGAATTAGTCTAGAGTGTCAGTGGTTAGTGCTAGAATAGAATCAATCAAAAAGAAAGAAGGTCAGAAATGAACCGTTATGAAATTAGAGTATACGACCGTTTCGATGGTCAAGAAATTATGCGTTCCGAAGGATTCGCAACTATGTCTGAGGCTGAAACTTTTCAGCTGAATATTGGTCAAGGTGAAGGTTACTTTTCAATCTTGATGGATACTCAAGCAACTTGGGAAGAGTTGTTTGGTCGCTTGGGTGTGGTCGCTTAGGCGATACCATCCACCACCCCCTACCCCCTAAAAACAATTAGGGCCACCCCCTACCCCCTACCCCCTAAAAACAATTAGGGCGTGGGGGTTATCTTTGTTTATGGGGTAGTGGTGTCTTTGTTTATGCGGTAGTGGTGTGCGGACTATCAGATTTGAGTTATTGCTGTATATCATGTATCATACAACAATAAAAATTATTATGATTTTCTCTATTTTAAACAGCTGTGAGTTTCCTGTGAACAGGAGTTAGCTATTTTTGGGGGTATGCTTAATATCAAACTTACGTAGATAGATCTCTACTAGACGATAAGATACACGAAGCTCATTAGCAATCTCTTTTGAAGTAGATCCTAGCTCAATAGCTTTACGTAAGAACTCTTCATTCTGATGAAATTTCATCTTTGTTATCTCTCTCTGTTTCCTGAATAAGCCAAACATCATCCCATATATAGTTAAAATTTTCGAGGGAATCTAAATCTCTGCTCATCACCATTTACCAATCGGACAAGTAGCTTGACGCAATGTACTCTTAAGCTTCATAAAGCAACCACACTTAGTACACTTTTGAAGTCTTTTATTAAACGCAGGGCATTCATTACAAATAGCCAATCTTGACTCAATAAGCTCTTTATCAGACCTAGGCTGCCTAGGATCAAACAGATCAGTAAACTCTACGTCTCCGTTATCCTTCATTATTACTTCTTTTCAGCCTTTTCATTAAGCTTTTTGACGAAGTCAATGTACTTTTCAACCAAAGGATGTGGAATCAAAGGCTCATTGTCTGATAGCTTAGCTAGCTTAGTATCTTTATCTGGTGTAATTTCATTCATATAAATATTATAGCATAAGTATGTATTTTAAATTTCGAGGGTACGAAGCGAAGCTTCCTTGATCAAAAACAAGTCATCATTGACTTAATTGATCATATAATCTAACCAATACATATACATACTCAATATCCCAAATAGAACAATAACCCACATAAAAGGATATTCTTTCATTGACGTATTATACAACATAAAGTTTCGGTGATATCGCATTATCCACAAAATTTCATATATTGTTATACAACTGTTATAATTGCATAATCAATCTACAAAAAAAGCTTTTATAATCGTTATCATTTTGTTATAAAGCTAGGCAAATATCGTGCTATAATCCGCTATTGCCATATATTGCATATAGATATGTGTCATATTTAGTTTATGCTTGGTATGGTGGGGTGCTCTAATTTTCGCGAAGTTAAAATCGCGCTTTCATATCCTAGCGAAACTTAAAATAAAATCGAACTTATTAACAAGATATACACACATTATCCACAAAAGGTTGTTATAATTAGATAGTTATGGAACCCCTCGATCCCTCCCAATTGTTTTTTGTTCAAGTGGCCGGAGCCATTGCTACTGTTTTGGGTTCCTGGGTATTAATTCACAAAGTAATTGTTCCCGTTATCAGATCAATGAAGAATCTCTTTAGTCAAGTAGACGACTTTATGGATGATTGGAAAGGTTCGGAGGCCCGGGCAGGTAGAGAAAGGGTTCCGGGGGTCATGGAAAGATTAAACAAAATTGATGGTGAACTTAGTAATAACGGTGGATCATCAATAAAGGATGCCGTGGATAGAATTGAGGTCAAGATCGAAGAAATTGATACTCGTTTAGAGTCAGGCGAGATAAACTTCAAAGAGATTGAAAAGCATCTACAGGAATTTGATAAGATTGAAGAACATCTGGATCAAATTGAAAAAGATATTAATCCTAATTAGAGTTTTATCCTTAAGCCCTATATACTAGGTATCTTATATCAAGCTATCTAAGCTTCTTTTTATAAGGTCTAACCAATTATTACAATTATACACATAAAACTCCTTTCCTTGATTACATTTAGTGTATATTTCTATAACGTTTTGGTAAACATATCACTTCCTGACTCTTATATACCTTGAATTATATAGGGTTAGATCGCTTTATAACGATTTGATAAACATTATGATATAATTTAATTGCTGGCGTCTAGGTCGTCTCTCTCATACCCACCACCTAGGCGTCAGTCTTCATTTATTTAGTGTATAATTAAAGTATGACTTTATGTGCACCAGATATTCTTGGTTTAGAACCAGCTAATGTAACGTGGAACCTTGTAAGAGGAGACACAGCAAGCATTAGAATAGATTTTTTACAAGAAGACGAACTTATAGCATACGACATTAGTGGGTGGGACATTATATCTACAGTGTTTGATCCCAGAACCACTCTGTTCGATGAGCTAGATGTTGCAGTAAACAGTGGTCATATTATTGTTACCGCTCCGTCAGACCTAACTCAAAACTGGGGTACTGGGATTAGGTCTCGTATAAATGAGCTTAGCTTTGACGTAGAAGTAACTTTAGATGATGGATCTGTATGGACACCGGTTAGAGGATTCATCTATCTTATTGGAGATGTTTCTGGAGGAACTTTGTAATGCCTGTTGTTATTGTTAAAATTTCTACACATGCACCAAATGTTCCAGAAGTTGTAAAAATAGAAAATACAACTTTTCCAGTAAACAAATAGTCTCATGGTATAATATAGCAAGGAGAACACATGGCATTTCCAGGAACTTATAACATTAACTATTACAAGGGAGACACCTTGGAGTTTAGGGTTTACCCTAAAGACTCTAATGGAAATGTCTTTCCACTTGCACAGTATGTTTCTCCCAATGGCATAACAAAATTTACTATAGCACCTTCTCGTGGAGCCGTTTCTGGATCAATTCAAGGATATGCTGTTATCGATAATGACAACACTCACATTCTATGTGCTATAACACCACAGAATGGTGCAGCCCTCACCGCTGGAATTGAATATGTTTATGATATTGAAATTTCAAGATCTGACGCAAACTATGACTATGTGTACACACTTCTTACGGGAACGATAACTGTTTCAGAGCAGGTTACTCAGCCAGGAGAAACTCAGGTTCCAGACAACCCAACGGACCTAGTTATTGAAGCAATAACCACAAACTCAATTACAGCCAGCTGGACTCCAGCGCTTACTGGTGGAACGGTAGAAAGCTATAAACTTTTCATTCTTCCATATACCATAGACTCGGCAACTATTGCTCTAGCATTTTTAGCTGGTCCAGTAGCAACCGTAGCGGGTAACGTAACCGAGCATGAGTTTGTTGGGCTTTCGGCACTAACAGGATACCTGATAGGAGTTATTGCATCAAACGAAGTTGGTGACGCTTCAGCACTTCTACCTTTGACCAGCGTTACTGACGGACCAATAGTGACTTTGCCAGAGGTGTCTTAATGGCAGAGGTAGTTGTTTCAAGCGCAGACTTAACGGTGTTGGGTGGGCCATCACAAATAACTGTCGATACCAACATCGGTCCAGCAGGAAATCGTGGAGTTTTTGTTCTGTATGGTGTATTTGATCCAAATACCCCCCAGGCAATACCAACCTTTATTGCTACACCACAAATTTTTGATCTTTATATTTTGACAGATCCGTCTAGCGAAGAGTATCTAACCGTTTACCAGTATGTTAGTCAGGACGGTATTAATCTTTGGGTTCCAACTCTTAAACTTACCCCTAATTTTTATGGCACAAACAGAGTTCTTACTTTTCAAGACGGCGAAGCAGATCTAGACATTAACGTATTTCAGATTGGACTTGTCTCTCTTAGGCAGGGAATCGTAAGTCTTGAAAGCTCTAAGTTTATATTTAGCGTTCAAGCAACATTGAGTAATTACGAGCTCAACTCAGAAATAAACCCACTAATCCCAGACACACATTTCCCAGCGGCTGTTTCAGTTAAGGTAAGTGATATTTTTCTAGATCCAGCAGATAACGACTTTAAACTTCCACTCACCTTTTATGCCTCAGAGTTTAATGGAACATCTATGCAGAAAATCGATAACAAAAATGTTATCGTTCATCTTTCAATTTTGGTTGTACCACCAAATGACGTAACAGACTTATTGACTGGAGGATCTTCATAATGTCCGAAAACATTGGCGGTCCATCCGCTGCATACAACACAATAATTCCAAGCATCACAGATAATGCAGATATTCAAACAGCTTTTAGGCTTTATCACTATGGTTCAAATACAAGCACCCCAAGTACGATACCCGCAGATTCTCTTGCTGGACACTTGGGATTTTTAGAATTAAGCAAGCTATCTCGCGACCCAAACAATATTCCTAACTCTGCCAACCTAAACGAATCACCATACACAGAGACTGGATTTTATGTTCAAACAACAAACTCATTTGCAGCATCTGGCTCAAACTATCCTTCCCCATACTCTGGATTACTAAAAGTTGTAAACGACGGAGGTATAGTATTTCAGCAATATCAGGTTATAGGTGCAGATGAAAGCGGAAGCTCTACAAATACTTTGAATAGAACATGGTGGAGATTTTTTTATGCTGGTTCATGGAAGTCTTGGAGAACATTTTTAGTAAGTGATGAGTTTGCTACTATTGGTGATGTACGATATTACAAAAAAGAAACAGTTGATGCAAACTTTTACACAAAAACATTTATAGATACACAGCTATCCCTAGTTCCGTTTACATATTTGACAATTGCAGAAGCAAATACGAGAAACTATGTTCAGGAAAATCTTCAAACAGGAAGCTACAGCCTGCAGTTAAGCGATCTAAACAAGGTAGTTGCTGTCAATAATGCCTCTACGGCAACCGTTACCGTACCAGCCAACGCCTCTGTGGCATTTCCAATTGGAAGCATTGTTAATGTTTATGCCGCAAGTAATCAAACTCTAAATATTGCTGGCGCATCTGGGGTAACGGTTAGGAATGCCGGAAGACTTTTTGAAAGATACGTAGAAGTTTCTCTTCGTAAACGAGGAGTAGACGAGTGGGTTGCTTCGGGTAACATCATTCCCGCATAGTATCTATTTGACATATCCAATAAAACCTGTTAAGCTAGATGGATGTTTTATTCAAAATACGTAATTAGTTTTTTTATTGTTAGCTTATTATTTTTAATTGGTTCACCAGCGGTAGCCGATGAGTTTGAAATTGAGCAAGAAGACTTGGTCAGCGATAGCTTGCTGTCATATGTTAGATCTTTTCCAGTTACTTCTACCGTCTCCCCCGCTTCTTACATGAACAGGACAAGCGTTATTGTTCCAGAAATGACTTGGCCAACAGACATCAAAGAAATATCTAGCGATTACGGATATCGCAAGCAACCCTGTAAGCGATGCTCAGCTGACCACCGAGGCATTGATTTTACTCCAGGTAGTGGAGAGCCTGTTTATGCATCTCTAGATGGAATCGTGTCAAGGGTATCTGATGGTGGTGGCTTTGGGGTACATGTTTATGTTGATCACATAGTAATGATAAATACAGAAACTCAATATTGGAGAACCGTTTATGCACATCTTAAAATAAATTCTGTACCTCAGAACATTATGGTTGGGAACATTGTGGAAGCCGGAACAATCCTCGGCCTAGTGGGGAATACCGGAACATCAACAGGACCACATCTACATTTTGAAGTTATTGTAAATGAAGAAAATGTTGATCCAGAAAAATATCTACTTATGTATGCTAATTAATGGTATAATGAATTATTATGGCCACTAGAGGATATACCGTTGGCAGCCAGCCACCACAGGTAACTTGGACAATTGTAAGAGGCGATACGGCCTCTTTTCGGGTATATGTAACTGACGATGCTCGGCAACCAATTAATGTTCCAGACTGGACTATTGACATGGATATTACTAGGTTAGGCTCAATAGTCACCTCACTAATTCCAGAAGCAACCATAGATGACGATGATGGAGAGTTTACGGTATCCTTAACATCAGCACAAACAGAATCTTTAGAAACAGAAGATCTTTTTGATATTCAGCTTACAGATGCAACTAGAGTCTGGACAGTTGTTCAGGGATCAATGATAGTGATAGAAGACGTTACAGGTCCAAGCGAGCAGTCTTAATGGCTAAAGTAAAGCTAACAGACATAGGCTACTTACAGGCAAAATCTGTAAAGCAAACAAATTTTAATAAAGTAAAAATTAAAGAGTTTCCTCCGAAAGCCAAGGTAGAGTCTATACTCCCTTTTAGAATAAGGCTTACAAGTATTAATCTTGCAACCTATAACGCCAACAATCCAGCACCAGTAGGAATTGCTATAATTGGTGGAAACAACTGGATTCTTTAAGACTTAATTAAACAAATAATGTTATAATTGATATATGGCAAGAGTTGACATTAACTACCTAAAGACACGCTTCGAAACTGGTGATAGGCCAAACGGGCAAGACTTTCAGGATCTTATCGATACCCTTGTTGCACAGGCAGAAGACCTAGGTAGCTTTGGTAACAACGAAAATGTTATTACTGGTATCGAAAACGAAACAGTTATTGATTCTTTCGATTCTTCGGAATGGCGTATTATAAAATATTTAGTTTCGATTTCAAAGACTACTGGTGGAGATAATAAATTTTATGCCACCGAATTTAGCATACTCCTAGATCAGGAAAATATAAATGTTTCTGAATATGGGATTATGGACAACGATGGGGATATTGGAACCATGGATGTCTCAGTAGAGGGCGGGGAGCTTAAATTAAGATGTACTCCAAATCCCTCGATTACGCCAGTTACAGTACGATTTGCTCGTGTTGGACTTAAGGCATAAACAAGGAGATAGCAATGGCAACAGTAGATAAAAACTTTAGGATCAAGAATGGTCTAGTAGTTGAGGGAACGACTGCCACAGTAAATGGTGAAAACGTAATTACCGATGGCAGCAACACAGATGCTTTAGATGAGGGTTCGAATAACCTTTATTATACTGAATCAAGGGCAAAAGCGGATGCTGCAGCATTACTAACTAGTTCTACCAAGACAAATATTTCTATTACTGGAGATGGCTCTGGACTAGTCATTACCGCAGAAAACGGTGTGGCAGACTCAGATACCGATGACCTGAATGAAGGAACTGGAAACCTTTACTTCACAGATGCCAGAGCGCTTAGTGCCACAGCAGCAGCTTATGATACAGCAGGGGCTGCGGCTACGGCAGAGTCAAATGCAAACTCTTATACAGATACAGCTGTGTCAAATCTTGTAGATTCTTCTCCAGAAACGCTAGACACACTTAACGAACTTGCTGCAGCGCTGGGGGACGACCCAAGTTTTGCCACAACCGTTTCAACCAACATTGGAACAAAGGTAGCAAAATCTGGAGATACAATGACTGGAGAGCTCGCTCTTCCATCAATCTCTCTTAATAGCGTAGCAAAATCAGTTGCCGCAACCGGAGTTGTTGCAACTGCTGGTACTGCAACAGCAATTAGCTTTGCAAAAGCATCCTATCGGTCAGCAGAGTTTTTTGTAAAAGCATCTTCTGGTGCACACACAGAAATGTCTAAGGTTTTAATTACCCTAGATACATCCGACAACATTTCAATTACTGAGTATGGGATTGTTTCTACAAACGGTTCTTTGGCTTCCGTATCTGCAGATATTTCGGGTACAGATGTTAGAATTAGAGTGACAACTGTTAACAGCAACACGACAGTTACCGCAGCTGGTACATTACTTATTTAAAAGGGGGTGGTAGTTCTTGACTACAGATAGTAAAGACTTTAAGATCAAAAACGGTCTTATTGTTCAAGGGGCTACCGCCACAGTTAATGGTAATGATATCTTAGTAGATACCGAAGAAGACATTAACCACATCCTTGGCTTTATTGATGTCATCGATGGCGGAGAATTGTCTGATGGATCATGATATAATATTATTGGGATTGGAAATGGAATTATAACATGTTAACCAGAATGCAGCAACGCAGAGGTACGTCTACTCAATGGGTCGACGCTAACCCAATTCTTGGTGCTGGAGAAATTGGATTTGAATTAGAAAACAACAGATTTAAAATTGGTAACGGTACATCTACCTGGAATCTTTTGGATTATTTTTCTAATGAGTCAGATGTAACAACAGCTATTAATAATGCTATATCTAATCTTGTAGATGGTGCTCCAGATCTTCTTAATACCCTCAACGAAATTGCAGCTGCGATCAACGACGATCCAGACTTCTTTACGAATATTGCTACATCCTTAGATGGCAAGGTAGATGTAACTGGCGACACAATGACCGGAGATCTAACTCTAGCTAATGACCCAACGTCAAACCTTCATGCAGCCACTAAGCAATATGTAGATCAAGCGGAGGCAGACGCCATCTCTACGGCATCGGCAGATGCCACATCCAAAGCAAATACCGCAGAGTCAAATGCCAACACATATACAGACGATCTAATTGGCGACGCTACGGTAGATGGCACAACAGGAAACACGGTCAAGGATAGAATCGACACAGCTGTTTCGGATCTTGTTGACGGCGCTCCAGCACTACTGGATACTCTTAACGAACTTGCAGCCGCGATCGGTGATGACGAAGATTTTGTTACAACAATAACAACGTCTATTGGTGAAAAGGTTGCAAAATCTGGCGACACAATGACTGGCGATTTAACACTTCCCAATGACCCTACTTCCGACCTACACGCAGCAACAAAACAGTATGTTGACAATCTAGAAACTATGGAGGCTGGCGGCACAACAGGACAAGTCCTATCAAAAGCTTCCGACACAGACTACGATGTTGCATGGACCGACATATCTACAGAGCTTTCTAGCTTAGATGATGTTGACGTAACAGGACTTGCTGACGGTAATGCTCTTATTTATGATAGCGGTACTCTTACCTGGACACCTGGCGAAGCCGGTGGAAAGTTTGAAGTATCTGAAACAGCTCCAGCCACACCAGAAAACGGAGATACCTGGTTTGACTCTGCTACTGGTAAGGCGTATATTTATTATACTGATGGAGATTCTTCACAATGGGTAGAAATTGGTAATCCTGGAGCATACGCCTCACTTTCTGTTTTGTCAGACGTGGACCTTACTGGGCTGGCTGATGGAAACTCTTTAGTTTATGATAATGCTACAAGCAAATGGATTAATGAAACTCCAGCTACTACTTTAGATGGTTTGACGGATACAGTTTTATCTTCCCCCGCAAATGGAGAAGCTTTGCTGTACGATGGATCTGACTGGGTAAATCGATCTATACCAGAACCACTTAGTCCTTTTCTTTTGGGGGGAATGTAGTGACAGCTTTACCGTGGAAATTATGCGGGTATCGGGTATTTGTATCGTGAAGATCTTGATGCATTTATTCCACCACAACCATTTGACTCTTGGATTCTTAATGAATCTATTTATTCATATGAAGCACCAGTTCCATACCCTGAAGATGGTGAACCATATACCTGGAATGAAGAAACTACTTCCTGGGAAGCTATTCCTGCCGAGTAGTTTTCTAGCACATAGCTAGTTCTTGTATTCTTAAACTATTATAATGATATAATAGGTTTATGCTTAATGTTATAAAAAATACCTCTTATTTTAAGGTATTTGGTGATCAATAATGCCCCTGCCAATATCTTTGAGATTTAGAGGAAATAACAAGGGCTTTGTTGAAATTCAGGGTACTGGTGGAGTTATTACCAATGCCGCTGGATATAGGTATCACACCTTTATTGGCAACGGAACCTTTACAATGGTCACCCGTGGAACAGTTGAATACATAGTAGTTGGTGGTGGTGGAGGCGGAGGCGCACTCAGTGACCCAGGTGGAAGTGGTATCGGCGGTGGCGGTGGTGCAGTTGTTCAAGGAGAAGACTTCCTTGAAGCCGGCAACTATTCTATTTCTATAGGTGGCGGTGGTCGGGGAAACTCCGGAAGAGACCCACACCCCCCAAGAAGGGTTTATATCTCTAGTTCAACTTCTGGTGCGGGTTCCTCATTTAATGGAATAGTCGCCCCGGGTGGTAGAGGAGGAAACCAGGGTGGATCTTCTGGAAATGGATTCACCAGAGGTTCTGGAGGATATGCTGGTAACGCTGGTGGTGCGGGTGGATCAGCAGGAAATGGTTCAAATTTTACCGGAGGACCTGGAACTAATCTTTCGGCCTGGGCTTCGGCAACTGGGACTGGATCGTCTGGACATTATGCTGGTGGTGGTGGTGGCTCTGGTGGAAGATGGGAATCTCGTGGCGGCAGCGGTGGCATCGGCGGAGGGGGAAAGGGGCCAAGAGGTTCTGGAGGTGACGAGGACCTTAGACAAGACTCCCCTACTGCTGGAGCAGCTAGAACAGGTTCCGGAGGAGGTTCTGGTTTTTACGGACAAAACTCTTTTGTTAGGGCAGGTGCCAGCGGCGCTTCGGGGATAGTTATTGTTAGATATCGTGTATATACATAGCACCATTTGTGTTAAAATTAGGTAGGAGAATACATGACAACATCCCTTAATCTTTATGCAACTAAAGTATTTTCAGAGCAGCCACTATCACTTTGGGCACTTGACGATACTACTGACTACATTGCACTGATTACCCCTGAAAATCAAAATTTAGCAAACTGGACCATTTCTGGTGCAACCGCCGTAAATGCAAAATCTGGAGCACCGTTTTCAGAAGATCCTACAAGGTCACCATTTAGAGAATCTTATACCAGTGGAATGATTGAATCTACTGCAAATTCTGGTACAATTTCTTTAAAAAGTCCAGGGCTTATTCAGCCATCAGATATTAACGCTGACTTAGGATCTTTTGCCATTGGGGCATACTTTTTTACTTACGATAGAACGGTAAGCATTAGGCTGGGGTATGAGTATACAGATCCAGATACCTTAGAAGACTTTGAACTTATTAGAAGTTCGTCAGTACCAGTTCAAAGGCAATGGGCGTTTGTATCTCAAACATTTTCTTTACCCGAAAGTTTTAAAGACTTAAAGTTTATAATTGAGGTTTCTTATGTTTTGGATCCAGAAGACCCATATGTTGTTCCATATGAATTTGCCGTTAACGGAATAAACGTTGGACAATGGGCAGAAGAATTTCACCTAGAATCTTTGGGGGTAACTCCACAAGACCTACCATCTAATATCAACATTGACTCAAAAGGAGTAGAGGCTTTACCCTATGGACTTGATGGAGCCAATGGGTACTATCTTTCTAGAAACAATGAACTGTTTGCAAAAAACTCTGGACTACCGCTAGTCTATGGAGCCTTTAACAGTACCGTAATATTTCCAAATACTAACAGACCATCTTTGATATTACCTGGTTTTGGTTTTATGAATCAATCTGGTCAGTACAAAAGTTTTACCTTCGAGTTTTGGGCAAACATTCAATCTAACTCAATTGTGTCAAGAAAAATCTTTGGACCAATAGCATCAGAGGATGGAGTTTATGTTGACGGACCATTCTTAAAGTTACGTGTGGGAGAAACTCTTGCTTCTCATTACGTTGGTGAATGGAACAGGCCAATGCTTTTGGACGTAAGAGTGTCTTCAAAAGCCGCAAGCTTAGTTCTTAATGGAGAAGAGGTTTTGTCTTTTATTATAGACGAAAACTTGTTAAGCTTCCCTGAAAAGTTTGATGAGCTTGGTAATGATCAGGACTGGTTAGGCTTTTATGCTTACGAAGATGTACCGCTGATTCAGCTAGACTGTGCTGGAATATACCCATATGAAGTGCCAGCAATTGTAGCAAAAAGAAGATGGGTGTACGGCCAGGGTGTAGATATTCCAACAAACATTCAGGGCTCTACCACTGCAAACTCGGTATTTATAGATAATTCGTTTAGTAATGCTGCAAAGAATTACTCATACCCAAAGGTTGGAAGATGGAGGAATGGTCTAATAGAAAACCTTATACCAGAAGAGCAACAGCTATCTTTACCAAGCTATTCATTGCCGACTTTGACTTTTAGTAATAAAACTAATCAAGAGTGGTACCTTGATAGCGAAGCTGCCCAGGGCATTACTGGAAACAAGTTCATATCGCTAAAGCCAAATTCTGAATGGGAATCTACAGAAGGCCATATTCTTTTTGATAATCTAAATATTCTTTTGGATGATACAAAATGTTTTTATGGAATTTTTGAAATAGAAGCTCTTAGCCCAGACAAGCAAATACTTTTTGAACTTGTAAACGAAAGTAAGGGCGCAAAGCTAACCATAGCACTTGAAAAACAAACAGATCCTATAGTTGACTATATTGTTACCTACACACTAAGCTACAAGGTTCGTAGTGGAGCAACAGAAGAAAAATTGCTCTACTACTCTTATCAGCCTATCGAAAATGATTTATTCTTAGTTGGGTTGCACCTGCCAAGATTTACGACATATTTAGGACAAATGGTTTCATCTTTTTTTGGAAATAGACAGGGAATTAAAGTTTTTGTGGGGGGTAGCTCAGCACTTACAAATACCTTTCAGGGTAAAATATATAGAGTTGGGTTTTCTACCGAAAGAAACTTAAAAAAGATAGAGTCTTTGTTTTCTGATAGAGGAGTGCCAACAGACTACGAAAATGTTTTTGACTATTATGCTAGTGAAATACTTTACGACGGTGGCACCGCATACACAGATTCCTGGTTGTTGTCGTTGGATGGCGGAGATCCGTATGACTTCTCAGTAGAAAATGCAGAGTCTCACCTTGCAACATACACCCTTCTACCAAAGGTTGAGCTAGGAAAGTACATCTTAGATATTGGCGTAGATTCCTACTGGGAAGACTACTTACCACTTAGCTATTTTGGAAAGTATGTTGCTGATGCAAGCAATAAGAAAAAATTTCAGTTTGATTTCCTACAGCTAAACTTAGACTACCCAAGATTTGAAAGATTTAGCGGTAGCAATTATGACACAACTAATTCAATGATAAAAACATACGTAACTTTTCAGTATACGGCAAGTGGGGCAAACACAACATACTCAAGCTTTACTAATGTCGTTCCACTATCAAAAGACGGAGTGGTATATCCACAATCAGATGAGTGGCTGAATTCAAAATACGAGGTGGCAGATGACACAATAATTTATCCTCCACCCGGAATAAACTTTAAAAGTTTGTCTATAAGTATTAGCATTGAGATGAGTGTCCCTGGTATTATTTCCAATCCACTTAAAGTTAGATCGTTACAACTTTCGTCACAAGCTTTTGGATTTTCCCCTACAAGGATTGGTACGAGGCTAGGGGCAGAAATATATCCATACAGAAAAGTTGGCAGCTACTACGACTACAAGTCAGTAAGTCCATTTAGTACTTATAAGGGGAGCACTCCATATCTATATATGACTGCAAAAAGTGGCATCAAGCTTAGAGGAAATTTCTCCACATCAAACAGTTTAGGAATTTCTGTACCAATAAACAAAAAATTTAACTCATTCTTTAAAGTCAGTGCAATGCAAATAGCCTTCCGTTATGACGAACAGCTATTCCCAGAAGCTCCAGCACAAATTTTTGAAATTGAAGATAAGGGCAAGGTCATAAAGTTTTACCTTGTAAGGGAGTCGTCTAATTCTGAGCGTGGATATATATTTGCAATTAATAATGATACAGGACAAGTAGATCCAACAGTAATTTATAACATTGATGGAAGATCGGTAAACAAAGCATCAGTTAATCCAAGGTCTTGGGTAATGTTAGGCCTTTCATTCCAAGATCCGCTAGACTTTTCTCAGTTTGCCGGGGCTTTTAGAATTACAAATCCTCTTCTTGTCAATAACATTTCTTATTATCAAATCACACAACAAGATGAAGCCCAGAGGTTTTCCTTTCGTAAATGGTATGCCATTAGGTCAGAGCCAGACAATCCGCTTGAGTGGGAGTTCTGGAAGACATGGAAAGACAGCGTTGAGGGTGAGTCCTCTATCTGGCAAGCAGCGCTATTCCTTAATCAGGCAGAGCAAACTGTCCTAGACCCCGGTAAAATTTACAAACAATATACTGGTACAGACAGAATTGTGGTTCAGGATGAAGCAATCTTAAGGCTAAACAACTATAGGTATAGTACATTTAAGGATGTGCGGTGGACCAGGCAGATACTAGACTCTGCATAATATGGTATACTAGTGGTTATGAAACAATCAAAACCAAAGTTTCCTGGTCAAATTGGTGAAACAAAAATGCGTGTAGTAGAAGAAAACTTTTCTAACTTTGGAACCTACGTCTGGCATAAGCCAAATGGTAAGGCTTTTACAGATGGAAGTGGTAACGCTTTGTCTATTGAGTCCGTAAGGGGAGACGGTGTAAGAATCAAAGAACTCGAAGATGCCGCCAAGTATTGGGGGCAGCCAGAAGGCTCTGCAAAGTTCTACTCTAACATGAAAAAGATTTCTGAAGAAGACCACAGTGAGCAGCTTGACAGAATGAAAAATGGCTTGCTTCCAAACATGAATGACATTGGAGCAATCATTGCTGCCAAGCAAAGTTTACAACAGCATGGGGATGAGGGCTAATGTCACAAGAGTGGAATATTGGAGCAAGTCTTGACGAACTGACCGAACAAGACGATAGCTTTAAAAGACAAGATCCTTTTGATAAAAGCTGGGATTCTTTAAAATCCTACAACAACCTTGACAATAACTTTAAGCGTCGTTCTACTAGAATAGCAAAAGCTTTAGATATGCCACCTAGTGATGCATACATTAGAAGTGCCCGTGCAAATCAAACAGGCATGGACATTTCACAATCTAAAGAGATTAATCCTGGAGATGTATTTCGTAATGGATATGGCATGTTTGATGTCATTACTCCTCCTTGGAACCTTTATGAGCTTGCAAACTATTACGACACATCTTTTGCTAACCACGCTGCAATTGATGCAAAGGTAGAGAATATTGTTGGACTAGGATATGACTTTCAAATATCAGAAAGAACAATGCTTAAGCTTGAAAACAACGAAGACCGAGAGGTAGTAAAAAGAGCTCGTAATAGAATTGAAAGAGCTAAGATTGAGATGCGTGATTGGATCGAAAATCTTAATAACGAAGAATCCTTTACTCATACACTAATGAAGTTTTACACAGACGTTCAGGCAACAGGAAACGGATATCTAGAAATTGGAAGAACTACTAAAGGTGAAATTGGCTACATTGGACATATTCCATCAACAACAATGCGTGTGCGCAGACTGCGTGACGGGTACGTTCAAATAATTGGAAATAAGGTCGTATACTTTAGAAATTTTGGGGCAAAGAATCAAAACCCTATTACCACTGATTCTCGTCCAAATGAAATTATTCAATATAAAGAGTACTCACCGTTAAATACCTTTTATGGAATTCCAGACATTATGTCTGCCATTTCATCTTTGCATGGAGATCAACTAGCCTCACAATATAACATTGATTACTTTGGCAACAAGGCAGTCCCCAGATATGTTGTAACCCTTAAAGGTGCGAAGCTTTCTCCAGACGCAGAAGACAAGATGTTTCGTTTCCTACAAACAAGCCTTAAGGGCCAGTCACACAGAACTCTTTATATTCCATTACCAGGAGATTCCGATGGCAACAAGGTAGAGTTTAAGATGGAGCCAATTGAAAGCGGTGTGCAAGAGGCTTCCTTTAAAGAGTATAGAACACAGAATCGTGACGATATCCTTGTTGCCCATCAGGTACCCTTGTCTAAAATTGGTGGCGGTGACTCGGGGTCAATTGCATCTGCATTAGCACAAGACAGAACATTTAAAGAGCAAGTTGCGAGACCAGCTCAAAAGAATCTAGAAAAAATGATCAACCAAATGATCAAAGAAAAAACAGACATTCTAGAATTTAAGTTTAATGAGCTGACTCTGACTGATGAAATTGCTCAGTCTCAAATTTTGGAGCGGTACGTAAAGACACAAGTAATGACACCAAATGAAGCAAGGCAACAGCTAGGACTTCCACAAAGACCAGATGGAGACGACCCATTCGAAATGACGCCTCGTCAAGCAACAGATATGAGAGCAAATACTGCACAGAATCGACAGAGAGACTCTGAGCGTACAAACAATCAGTCTGATGGGCCAGCAACGCTGACTGGGAGAAATCCAAGTGGCGAAGGAAACGCCTCAGAATAAAAAAATATTTATCTTTTATAACATTTTTATAAAAAAGAGTATATAATGGAGCTAGTATGACTATATCAAAATGCACCGTAGACGGTTTCCTAAATTTAAAACGCAGAAACGGAACTAAAACCCTTTACTGCGAGATGCACTCTGCAAGATTTTTGCGTAATGGAGAATTTGGTGTTTCTCAAAAAATTAAAATTGCATCCGCAGGACTTTTTGCAGACGACATCTCTAGAATTTTTTCTCTTGCAGATTACTTAATAATGGATCGGAGTTTGCAAAATGTTTAATATCGACAAATCAGATACAAAACTAGACGGAAACGACATACATCTTTCCATGCCATTTTCAAAAGTAGACAAAGAGCGTAGACTTGTCTCTGGTTTTGCAACAACAGATGCAGTAGATAAGCAAAACGATATTGTTACCTCAGAGGCTTCTTTTGAGGCTTTTTCAAAATTTAGGAAAAATATTAGAGAAATGCACCAGCCAGTTGCTGTTGGAAGAATGATTTCTTTTAAGCAAGATAAATATTTTGATGTAGAAACTAAAAAGTTTTACAATGGTGTTTATGTTTCTGCTTACATTTCTAAAGGTGCTCAAGATACTTGGGAAAAGGTTCTAGACGGAACCCTTACAGGATTCTCAATTGGTGGTAAGATGCTTAAGTGGGACGATGCTTATGACGAAAAGGGGGGTAGTCAAATTCGTATTATTAAAAAATATGATCTGGTAGAGCTTTCTTTAGTTGACTCCCCCGCAAATCAGTTTGCTAACATTTTGTCTATTGAAAAAGTAAACGACGTAGAAGTTCTTAAGGGAGATGGCGTAGCTGATTTAGAAAATGTTTTCTGGGATTCAGACTCAGGGTTGGTAATGTTATCCGATAATGAATCAGAAGCTCACCCTGTATCCGGAACTCAGATGAAAAACATTGGGTTTGTAGAAAAATCTGATGCAGAAAAAACAGACATGATAAAGTTCTTGGTTGATAGTGCTAAAGGCATTAATACAATTAAGATGACAAAGGAGGTAAGTCCTATGACTGATGAAACCACTAACCTCGAAGAGGTTGTAGAAAAATCAGATGAGGTCGCTCCAGAGGCAGATGCCAAAACTGAAGAGGTAGTCGAAGAAGTATCCGAAGAGGTTACTGAAGAGAATGCCGAAACGGAAGAAGTAGAAGCTGAAAAGGCTGATACTGTTGACGTAGACGTTGAAAAGTCTGACGCCGCTGAAGTAGAGGTCGAAAAGGCTGATACTCCAGAAGCAGAGGCAGGGGTATCAAGGTCTGATGAGGTAACTGTAGATGCAGTTTCTGAAATCAAAGACACAATTACATCAGCCTTTAGCGATCTAGCAGACACTGTAAAAGCATTACATGCCGAAGTGGACGCACTAAAGAAATCAATTACTGGAGTATCCGAAGAAGTCTCTGCAGCCAAGCATGAGATTTCTGAAACAAGGGGCCAGTTTAATGAGTTTGGAAAGAGGGTCGACGCTGTAGAGCAAGACACTGCTTTCCGCAAATCTGGCGATCTAGGCGAGATCGTACAGGATCAACCTGAAACAAAGGTTGAAAAATCCCTATGGGGCGGTCGTTTCCTCAAAGCAACCGACTTATTTAATTAAGCAGATAAAATCACTTAGGAGGTGACAATATGTCGGAAGAGATTCAAAAAAATAATCCAGACACCGCAGGTGATGACTCAGGGCGCTATAACGCTGAGGGTGCATTCGCTTCAGGTGGAATTGGCGGAGTATCTAGTCCTGGTGCAGACACACTAGGAAACATTCCTACCGCTAGCTTTGGTGTGACAACGGGTCCAAATGCTGTAAATCCATCAGGAGATGCAGCAAGTGGTATCTTGCGTCCGGAACAAGCGCGTCGTTTTATTGACTACGTGTGGGATGGTACTGTTCTCGCCAAAGACGGTCGTCGCGTAACTATGCGTGCAAACACCATGGAACTTGAAAAAGTTAACGTGGGTGAGCGTGTTATTCGTGCGGCATCACAGGGTATTGGTGACTACACCAACTCTGGCGCAACCTTTTCAAAGGTGGAACTTACTACAAAGAAGATCCGTCTTGACTGGGAAGTCAGCGCTGAGGCACTAGAAGACAACGTCGAAGGTGCAGCCCTAGAAGATCACTTGGTTCGTTTGATGACAAACGCTTTTGCGAATGACATCGAAGACCTAGCGATTAATGGTGACGGTGCCACTGGTAACTTCTTGTCCATCATGGACGGGTTTGTTAACAGGGTAAAGACAGGCGACGGACACGAGTACGTTGCTACCATTACTGACAACGCTTGGACTACAGAGGTTATGCAAGGACTACTCCTTTCAATGCCTCGCAAGTACCGTGCACTTAAGAACAACCTTAAGTTCTACGCGGGCACTGATGCATTCCAGGGCATTGTTAAGAACAATGGTACTCTTGCAGACGCAATTGCTGAGGCATTCGCTGGTACTCCAGCGGGTACAGAGCGTAACCGTCAGGCATACCTTGACGGACAGGCTCAGACACTGGGGACTGCTCGCAGCACCCGTGTTCTCGGTATTGACGTTCAGGAAGTTCCCTACTACCCAGCAGGTTATGTCGACTTGACATTCCCAGCTAACCGTGTATGGGGTTTCCAAAGAGACATTACCGTAAACCGCGAATATGTTGCTAAAAAGGACACAATTGAATACACCGTATTCGTCCGCTTTGGCATCCAGTGGGAAGAAGAAGACGCAGTGGCTTACGCCGATGCAGAGGCAGATGCCTAAACCATAAATTAATAATAATAAAAGGGCAGGGGCTTCGGCTCTTGCCCTTTTATTTATTCTGTTATAATATATATAGGCATAGGAGGAGTTAAACATGTCAGAAAATAATGATCAGGAAAAGTCCTCGGAAATCATTACCGCTAAATCTTCTGTTAAGAAAACGGATGGTGGGGGAATGAAGTCAGTGGGTCAAATTGAGACAGGCGCTATAGGAATCACAGATAAATCAGCAATCAAAAAGTCTACTCAAAAAGAAACAGTTAAGAAATCAACAAAAGAACCAACCGTTGCTATCTATTCTACAAAGAATGTTGTTTGGCAAGGTATTGGAAAAGTTGAAAAAGGCTTTAATATTGTAAAAGAGAAGGATGCGGAAAAGTGGCTAACTCGTAGTCACGTTAGAACCGCAACTCCAGAAGAAGTAGCAAGAGAGTACGGAAAATAGTATGGAATTATTGAGGATACCGTCATATCAGACAGATGCACTTATATCTGTATCCGGTGCATCTACTGGATATAATTACACTATCACAGACATGGCGGATCACTCAATAACAACCGGAACGGTTACATCAACCTCTGGCTCAAAAGTAACGATTTCAATGCCATCAGAGTATGATGGATCTTATATTGTAAATGTCGATAGCGAAGACCACTATATTGATGTAGTTCGTCCATACGTTGACCCAACAACAAAGGCCACGACAGCAACAGGAATTTCAGAGTATCTGAAAAGTGAAGAGCTAGCAAGGGCTATTATAGATTCGGTAATAGTGGAAGGTTTTTACTACAAGAAGCATGTTTTGGAAACAACCGGACTGGGGACAGATTACATACCATTATGGGTAAATGCTAGAAAAGTTATTAAGCTATATGAGAACAACGTTTTGCTTTTTGATGCGAACGACCCTGCAAGCTATAGTACCGCCTATAAGGTAACCCAGGACAGGACAGCCGTTGTTGAAGTTTATGAAGATAGAATTAACAGGCTAGAATCTGCACAGCTTATTATGCCAACAGGCGTATCAGATATTTTAGATATGAAGTATTCCTATCGAGGATTTCCTAGAACTTTTGACTATAGAATACTGCTAGCAGTCGGATACCCCAAAATTCCTGGAGAGATTGTTAGAGCGGCAGAGCTTCTTACAGAAGATATTGCTTGTGGAAAACTAGAGTATGCCGAGCGCTATATGAAATCTTATCAAACTGATCAGTTTAAAATTGGTTTTGACAATCGTGTCTTCGAGGGAACGGGGAATCTGGTAGTAGACAAAATCTTATCTAATTATGCTAAGTCTATTACAAGGCTTGGAGTCTTATAATGGATTGCGGATCTAAAGACCCACTCTACCCACTGCAAGCAGACATCTTTTACCCCGAAGTCTCTCAGGGTGCTTATGGCAATGTGTCAAAAAGATGGATGAAGGACAGAACTATTGTCTGTAGTCTTGGTCCAGCTGGTTCTAGGTTTAAAGAAGAGCTAACCCCAAACGTAGACATATCTATTGAGTCTATGCTTATTGGAAGATTTAAAGAGGACATTAGGTTTACAGGGGAAGACAGAGGTAAGGCTATGACAAACATTGTTATTAGCAATGTAAAGGATAGAAGCTGTCAAGACCTATACGTAGAAAGTTCTGGCATACGCAAAAACCAGTCTACCATATTTGAAGTTGCAACCGTTACTCCGCACATTGGGCCATTTGGCAAGGTGGAGTACTATAGGGTAATTCTAAAGAGATCAGAGAATCAGGGGGTAGACGTTTGATAGAGTTAAAAGTAAATACCAATCAGTTCATGAAAGAAATGGACTCAATCATGAAATACTCTATAGGATTCTTAGAGGGTGCTCAAGATGGAAAGACAGAGCTTCTTAAAACCATTGGAGAAAAAACTTCAGAAATACTTGAGCAATTTATAGACGCTAACGCCAGAGCAAACCCCTCAGTCTTGCACCACATCTACGAATGGAGTGAGGTTGGAAACCCATCTGCAAGACTTTTTAACTTAGAGTATTTTGTTGCTGGCGGAGGGCTAACCTTTAAGTCAACTTTTAGCCAGTCTTCATCGGTTCGGGCTGGCTCTAGCGTACCTTTTTATGATAAGGCAAGAATCATGGAAGACGGAATCCCGGTAGTGATAAGGCCAAAAGCCGCTAACGTCCTTTCATTTGAAGATGATGGACAGCAGGTGTTCACAAAAGGACCAGTGTCGGTCAGCAGTCCAGGAGGAAGCTCTACAAATGGAGGTTTTCAGGAAACGGTAGACATGTTTTTTAATTCTTACTGGAGGCAATCATTTTTAGAGACTACGGGAATCTCAGACATTCTTCGTAATCCAATACAGTTTAAGCAAAACCTTCCAAGAGCAAAAGCCGGTGGAAGGGCTAAGGGGTACGACATAGGCTATCGATGGATTTCAGCAGGGGGTGCTAGATAATGGCAGTACACTATCCACCAGTGTTTATTAACAACTACCTGGCAGAAAAGATACCGGAAGAGCTATCTACATACTTTTCTGGCGCTATGAAGTTTTTTCCCACACAACCTACTAGCATTGACACATTGACAGAAGAGTTTCCAGATTCTGCCGATGAAGTTTTTGCAGTTTACGACAGGATGTTTAGGCTTAGAAGAACTCCGTTCCCACATTGTCGCGTAGAGCAACTTCTTTATTACTTTTATAAAACTGCTGGCGGTATTGAGGCATTAATTGAAACAACTCAAGCTGTTCAGGATATACTAGATAACGGTAGTGATTCAACGGAAGACCTTAACTATTGGATAAAGGAAAAGTATTCTGCTGAATCAAAAACAGAGTTAGTGTTGCCATCTGAGATTAAGACAAGGCTAGATCGATATACCTCCGGAATGTCTGCAACAGAAAAAGAAGACTTTGTTATAGAAAATTCTAAAGAGACTGCAGTCGTATCTTTTGGAGAACAGGACTTCTTTTTGCCTTATTTTTATGAAATGAAAATATTCCACCTAGAAGAGTCAAGAGACATCATAGACTTTGGAACAGCAAGAACTTACGCAGCAAATAAAATTATTTTAGAGTATATGTGGCATAAGCCTTAAAATAATTATATTAAAAAACAAGTGGTATAATTATATCGAGGAAACGCGCCTACTACTTTAATGAAAGAAGAGGTGAAAAAATATGGCATATACACGTGGTTCAAACGCTAACATTATTGTTGGTGCAGCAGCCCTGTTTGCTTACGAAGACGGAGAGTTGACGGAAGTAGACTTGCCAGCCTACGTTGATGGGGAGTCTTACAAGACTACCCTTCAGGATGATGTTTCATTCAGAAACGTAGGATACACCATGAATGGTTTGGAAATTCAATTCCAGCCCGATTTTGGTGAGGTCCAGGTTGACCAGCTTCTCGACGTTGCTAAGCTATACAAGCAGGGCATGCAGGTTAATCTCAATACAGCTTTTGCCGAAGCTACACTTGAGAACTTGCTCGTTGCTATTGCTGGCAAAGACAATGACCTAAGCGCAGCAGATAGTTCTGGAGATATCTCTATGGACCTTTCCGCAGGCGATATTGGTGAATGTCCCGTCGAGCGTGGACTGGTCGCTGTTGGTCCAGGTACAGGAGATTGCGCTGTTGGGGAATCCCTAGAGCGTATCTACGTTGCATACCGGGCTCTCTCAATTGAG